TTGATTTATCAAAAGATATGAAACATTGGGATAACCTTAATCCTGATGAAAAACATTTCATTTCTATGATTTTAGCATTTTTTGCAGCCAGTGATGGAATTGTTTTAGAAAATCTTGGAATGCGTTTCATGTCTGAAATACAACTTGCTGAAGCCCGCGCCTTTTATGGTCTACAAATTGCTATGGAAAATATCCATTCTATTACCTATTCCACTCTTATTGATACTTATATTAAAGATAAAACTGAAAAACATAAATTATTTAATGCTTTAAGTGAATATCCGTGTATTAAAAAGAAAGCTGATTGGGCTATTAAATGGATCCAAGATAAACGTTCTAGTTTCGCAACACGATTAGTTGCTTTTGCTGTTGTTGAAGGTATATTCTTTAGTGGTGCATTTTGCTCTATCTTTTGGTTTAAAAAACGTGGAATTATGCCTGGATTATGTTTCTCTAATGAATTAATTTCGAGAGATGAAGCACTTCATACTGAATTTGCTGTATTATTACATAGTAAATTGGAGAGACCTCTTAAAAAACAGAAAATTGAAGAAATTATTAGAGAAGCCGTTGATATTGAAATTGATTTTATTAATAATGCTTTACCATGTCGTTTAATTGGTATGAATGGTATGTTGATGCAGCAATATATTGAATTTGTTGCTGATCGCTTATCCGTTCAACTTGGAGGTGATAAAATTTATGGGTCGGCTATGCCGTTCGAGTGGATGGAAAATATTTCATTAGAGCGGAAGAATAATTTCTTCGAGGGGCGCACAGCAGAGTATAGTTTAGCAACAAAAGTAGATAATCCTGATGATGCTTTTACATTTGGTGATGATTTTTAATTATTTTATTAAAATTGACTTAAAGATTATTTATCAAATAATGTAAATAAATGTCAAATTATTCCATCTACAAAATTTATTGTGAAGATTGTGAAGAATTTTATATTGGTTCTACAAAAGCATTTAGAGCAAGAAAATCCCAACATAAAACAAATTGTAATAATAATAGTGAAGCAAATAAAAAATATAATATTAGAATTTATAAAATTATTAGAGAGAATGGTGGATGGGATAATTGGAAAATGATTTGTATTGAAGAATGCGATGAAACTATTATAACTAAAAGACAAGCAGAAGCAAAAGAAGAAGAATGGAGAATTAAATTAAATTCTACATTAAATTCTAAAAAAGCATTTAGAACAAAAGAAGAAAAATTAGAATATGATAAAAAATTTCGTCAAAAACAATTTGAAGAATACAAAGAATTTCATAAAAAAGAACAAATTGATACAAGTGATAAATGGAATATAAAAAAAGAATTTCAAAAAGTTGCAGAAAAAAAATGGGCGGAAAAAAATAAAGATTCTAAAAATAAAAAATTAAGAATATGGAAAGAAGAAAATAAAGATAAATTATGTCAGGTTATTGAATGTAAATGTGGTGGTTCATATCAATATCAGGGTCAGTCTAGACATTTTAAGACCAAAACCCACCTTAATTATGAAAAATCAATTTCACCAGAGAGATAATTTAAATTCTCAGTAGAATTTAGTTTTATTATTATATCTCTCGCTAAAATTTCTATAAATCTAATCGAAATATAACCAAATATATAATCATTTATTATATTTCTCTCTAAACAAGTTATTCCTCTTGAAGTTATTAAACAACCACCGACTCTCATTATTAAATATACATTAAAATATTAAAAACTTATTTACTAATATTTTAATGATACATCCACTTATTTTAAAAAATCCTACTTTTACAATTTATCCGGAGAGAAATATGCAAATCTCTATGATTGATAGACCTGACATTTACTTAGTTAGTTCTATATTATTAGAAACTCTCTCCACCTGTTGTCTTAAAAATACATTAAATAATAAAATTTGGTTTTTACCAGTTTATTGTGGTTATGGTATTTCATTTTATACTTTTCCTAAATCTTTAAATAAATATTCTCTCAGCGTCGCATATACTATTTGGTGTGGAGGAGGAATTATTTTAACAAATATATTTGATAAATTATTTTTTAGAGAGATTATCACTTTTAAAAAGATTATTTCAGCCTTTTTTATTCTTTTTGGTGTATCTCTTTCTTCTTGAAATTTTATTTTTCTTTTTTCTTTTTTTTCTTGTTTTTTTCTTTGATTTCTTATTTCTTTTTTTTCTTGTTTTATGTCTTTTTCTACCTTCTCCTATAGACAATTTTGATAATCCTGGAATTAATTCCTTTTCTATTTCTTCTTCTAATTCGTCGTCTATTATTCCTGCTGCTATATAATTATCTATTTCATCTTCTAATGCTTTTAATTCTTTTTCTTCTTCTGGTGTCTGTATTCTTCTTGATTCTAAATTTGTTGGTTTATATGTTGGATTTGTAGTAATTTTTGAATTGTTTGGTAATTTATATAAACCGGGTGGTGCATCATTTATAGTATGTAATTTATTTTTTATATCTAATTTATGTGCTAAATGTTGTGCTAAATAAACAGGACTATAAAAACAAGTTTTTGATTTAAAACTTGTATTCTTTGTTGGATCAATATTTTTGGAATTTACATCTTGATTTAAATTTTGTGTTATTTTTTCCATAACAGCATTTACCACTGGTCTTTGAGAAAATTCTAAGACTAATTCACTCATTATTTCATATAAAGGATATTTTTCTGTATCACAAATTGCTTCTATTGATTGAAAATTATCTAATACTTCTTTTTTACTTGAATATTTTTGATTTTCACTTAGTTTCTCTATCAAAACATTTTGTAGTTTACCATTTTCATGTAAAAAATCCATAAAGGCTTCTAATCTATCTTCAGGCGCCTGACTATCTTTACTTATATAATCTACAAATGTAGTAATATTCATAGAAGTTAATTTTCCTATTAAATTTTTTTCTTCTTTTTTATATTGTAAAAAAGTTCTACAATCATCACTTAATCCATCTACTTTTAAATAACTTTGTCTAAATAATTGTGGTTGAGCCAAAAATAATAATGATTGCCCTAATTTTTTTAGATCCTCTCTTTTAGCGCAAGCTTGTTCTTTTTTACTAGGTGGAAAATGATGGATCATTTTTGATAATCTATTCATTTCTATTAAAATACGTTTAATAGTAGGTGTTAATCCTTCATAAGATTCTAAAAATTGATTAGAACTTTTTAATCTTACTAATAAAAATCCATGACTTTTTTCTTCTTTATGTTCCCCTGAAGGTCCTGCTTGTGATGAGGCACTTCCTGGGCCTTTGGGTGGTGGTTTATCTTGTTTTTCTTCTGTTTTTATTCTTTTTGCTTCCTTTTCTACTACTTTTGCTTCTTTTGTTGCTTGTTTTTCTGCTTCTTTTGCTTCTTTTGCTGCTTGTTTTTCTGCTTCTTTTTTATCTTGTTTTCTTTTTTTTGATTCTTCTTCTTTTTTTTGTACTTTTGCTGTTTCTATTGCTGCCTCTTCTTTTCGCTGGTCGGTTATTGATTTTCCACGATCTCTTTTTGCTCTAACAGGAGGCGGAACCTCAGGTGCTACTTTTGCAGTTTGTCTACCAACACCTCCAAGTTGTTCTTCTTCTTGTTTTGAAATATAACTATCTATTATAGTCTCTTTATTTGGAAGTATTGCAAAATCCATGTCACTAAATTTTAAATCTCCAGTAATTCTGTCTTTTAAATCCATTTTTAAAGAAAAGAGACTTAAATCTACTTCAGTAGCTAGAGTATTTAAACGTTTGTCTTTAATACTTTTTATATGTTCTTCACTTAAGGTTAGGTTAAAAAAATTTTTTAAATTTGTTAAAATTTTTATTAATGTAGCTTTTTCAGAAGCATCTTCATCATGATTAATACCTTTATAAAATTTTGTTATTAAATCATCTATATTTACTGATTGTCCTTTATTATATAAATATGCTAATATTTGAAAAAATATTTTTATTGGATTTCCTCCTGCAACTGTAACTATCAAACATTGGTTATTAAATTGATCAGTACCATTTTTTCCATTTAAATAATTTGTAGTAAATTTAAATAATTCATCAAAACTGGCTGGTTTTTCTTTTATTAGTTTCCAATCATCACCCCATTGTTTATCAAAAATTTCTTCAGTTATCATTTTTGTAATATTTTCATCACATGTGAGGCAATGATCAATCATGTAATTTATTTCTCTTCTTTTTGCAAATTTATCATCTGTTTCATCTTTTAAAATAATTGCTAACTCTTTTTTATATTTATATAGACTTTCTGAAATACCATCTAGTAAGCCATAATCATTTTTTATTTTTCCTGTTTCAAATCCTTCTAATCCTTTAAATGAAGATGCTGTTAAATCATACATTTCTCCAGCTAAAAATTTTTTTTTTATTACCCATTCTATTACTTCTTTTAAACTTTGGGCTACTTCTTTTAAACTTTCAGACATTATATATATCTAGTTATTATAAATTATATTAAAAATATTATTCTATATATTTTTAATATGTGTGGTATCATTTTTGTTTTATCCAAACATAATAAAAATATTATAAATCATATTCTAAATGGTCTAGAATTAATTCAAAATAGAGGATATGATTCTATGGGAATATGTTATTTAGATAAAAACAAACAAAAATATATTATTGAAAAATTTGCTTCTAAAAATACAAGTGATTGTTTTCTTATTTTAAAAGATTTATTTTTATCAGAATCTACTACTTCAAATGTTGCTCTAGGTCATAGTAGATGGGCAACACATGGTGGAAAAACTGATACTAATGCACACCCTCATATTTCTCAAAAAGGAAATATAATTTTAGTACATAATGGTATTATTCATAATTTTTTAGAAATTAAAAATATGTTAATTAAAAATAATTTTATATTTTCTAGTGAAACAGATACCGAAGTAATTGCTAATTTAATAGAATATTATCTTTTATATATGTCCAATAATATTGAAGAAGCAATTCAAAATACTATTAATCAGTTAGAAGGAACTTGGGCATTAATTATTATATATACAAAACAACTTGATACGTATTATGTTACACGTCACGGATCACCTTTATTACTAGGAAGTAATGAAAATTATACAATATGCACTTCAGAATCTAATGGTTTTGTAGGTTTAATTTATGATTATATTGTTTTAGATAATCATGATATTATTAAAGTGACAAATAATGACTATAAATCTATTAATACTGAAAAAGAATATACAATCAAAAAAGTATCTTATGATTCTATTGTTGATCTTAATAATCAATATGAACATTGGATGTTAAAAGAAATAATGGAACAACCTGAAACTATACAAAAAGCATATAATTATGGAGCTAGAATTTTAGATAATAAAATTAAACTGGGTGGATTGGAACAATTATCTCAAATTTCTGAATATATTGAATATATTTTATTAATTGGTTGTGGAACGAGTTTTAATGCAGGATTAATTGGAGAATTATATTTAAATTCAAATAATAAATTTATTTGCGTTAAATGTATTAATGCTTCAGAATTCTCTCTTAAAACTATTCCAAAAATTAGAAATAAGAAAAAAATTTTATGTATTTTTTTAACTCAATCTGGAGAGACTATTGATGTTTATCATTGTCTTAATATTTGTAAATCTGATGGATGTATTACTTTAGGAGTAGTTAATAAAGTTGACTCTTTAATTGCGAGAGAAGTTGATTGTGGTGTATATCTAAATGCTGGTTCTGAAATTAGTGTTGCTTCTACTAAGTCTTTTACTTCTATGTTAATTGTATTATCTCTCATAGAAATGTGGTTTAATAATGATTATTTTAATAATAATAAAAAAATCAATTGTTTGCGTAGTCTCTCTGGCACATTAACTTCTTTTTTATATGATTTTAAGTTTTTAAAATCATTAGAAAATATTCAAAACTTTATTTGTAATAATTCTATTAATAGTATCTTTATATTAGGAAAAAATAAATTATATCCAGTTGCTTGTGAAGGTTCTCTCAAAATTAAAGAAGTAACATATATTCATTGTGAAAGTTTTTCTGCTGGGTCTCTCAAACATGGCCCATTTGCATTATTAGATAATACTAATTTAACAATATTATTAATTGATTATAACGATCAGAATAATTATAATAATTTAAAATCAACTTATTATGAAATTATGGGGAGAGAAACTAATATTATTACTATTACTAATTCAAAACAGGTAGTAGAAGAATTAAATGTAAATAGTAGTAATTATATAATTGTTCCAAAATTAGATTATTATAATGAAATAATATTTACTATTGCATTACAATATTTAGCATATAATATATCTATTACAAAAGGAATAAATCCTGATAAACCTCGTAACCTCGCTAAAGTAGTAACAGTTGAATGATTATTTTCCCATGAATCTATTCATTGACCATTGTTCTCGTCTTTTTTGTTTTTCTAATACATCTGGATATACTTTACCTGTTTTAGTCATATCTTGAATATAATATTGTTGATCTAAAGGATTTTTTAAACTTGTAAATTTATTTATATTTATCACAAATTCATTTGAACTATTTTTTGAAACATTTTCTTTGTTAGATACTATAGTATAATCCAAGTCATTTATATTATATAAATTATCTATAAATCTTCCTTTCTTATAATCACGTGGATCTTTATTATCTATTAATCTTCTTCCATCATTTGTAAAATTTATTATTTTTTTTGATCCTATTGGATAAAAAACACTTCTATCTATTTTTATATTATTAGCAATTACTCTATCATTTATAGCATTATCTTCCATACCCCATCCATATAAATTTGGAAACCCATTGCATTTCTCAAAATCTTCTCCTATTATTGAAAAAATACCTCCTAATGTAAAATTAAAACCAAAAAAATGTTTCACTAGTCCTTTACTTGTTATATAATTTAATATATTTTTTTCATTAGGAACTGTATCTACATCATTGAAAACAAATGTTATATTTTTATAATCATTTGGATATTTATTTTTTACTACTAAAAAACCTATATTTTTTGTTCCACCTCTACTAAAAGGTTTATCTTCTATTTGATGACTATAATATATTTCATAATCATTTTCATTATAATCTTCTAAAATATATTTCATATAAATAGAAAAATGTAATTTCTCTTCTCGTCTATTTTTATATGGAACAATAAATACTATTTTTGGAATAGTCATTATATAATAATTTATATTTAATATATTATTATATATACGACATTTTTATCCATATTTTTTTAGTATTACTGCCGGAATTAATTCTCCTTTATGTTGCTCTAATTTTTTATAACATTTATTTATTGTTACTTCACTTATTTTTGATATATTATTTATTGTACTTTTTGGAATATTTAAATTACATATTTGAGATACAAAGTATATTATACCTCCCGCAATTGAATGTGGTGTATTTTCTGGTATTAAATTTAGTTTATCTATTTTATGTGCTATAAATTTACATAAACTTGTTAATTCATTATTTATATTTAATTTACTACAATATCTCTCAATAAATGATAGTGGTGTTGTTTTATTTAATGTTAAAATATCATCATTATTATTACTACTATGTTCTATATCATTTATTATTGATAACGCATTTTTACAACCTTTTGTTGCGCTTGTATTATCTAAATTAAATATATCTGCTATTTCTTTTGCCGTTCGTGGAAAATTATTCACACGGCAAGATATATAAATTGATGCCGCAATTATACCATCTCTATTTAAGCCTCTAAATGTTTTTGCTTCTGATATTTGTTTATGAAATCTTGTTGCATCATCTATAATCATTTTTGGAATTCCTGCATTTTGTGATATTATTGTTATTAATTGAAATTCATCATATTGTGATTTCTCTTTATAAGGCATCGACTGCCAGTCTGTATACCTTTTTATTTTATGCATTTCATAACTTGATTTTCCTGGACATAAAACCTTACAACTATAAGAAGACTCTTGCAATAATGGATTTATCGGCATACCACATCTGGTAGGATCACTACTTTGATTATCATCTGCACCATAAAATCTCCATTCAGCACTTTGATCTAAATTATCTTTATATATTATTCCACATTTCTTATTAGGACAACTTAAAAATCCCTCATCTCCAACAAATAAATGTGTTTTACAAGAACTACATATTTCATTTTCAATTACTGTTTTTGTTTCATTTGTTCTATATACACATTCCAGTTTTGATTTTTTCATTTCACTACTTGAATCTTCATCTATTGTTTCATCAAATAAACTCCATAATTTTTTTATATCTTTTGACTTTTTCTCTCTGTTTTTTTTTGTTATATTATTTTCACTGTTATTTAGTTCTTTGTTTCCTTCTATCTTTGTTTCCATTTAATTGTCTCTTATATTTATAAAATTATATTTAAACCAATTTATTATATATTTTTATCAATTTTATAATAAATAATTTTATTTACTTATTATAATTATGGATAACTTATTTAATTTTGATTTCTTATTTTCTGATTCAGCTAATTCCAATAAACTTTCTAAAAATCAAGTCAACAAAAAATTTGATGAATTTATAAAAGAATCATTTGCTACTTATTTATATAAATCTGCTATCTTTAAAAAATATGCAAAAGTATATGATCAAGATAGTAGTTTTACTAATGAATGTGCTGATTTATATATTCTCTCCGAACAACTTTATTTAAATGCTATTCAAAAAATTAAACTTCCATTTGATGTCAAATTTAATAAATCTAATAATTTATATATCTTTAATTTAAATGATATTCATAATGATGACTTCATTTTTAAAGATAGCAGTGATGGAAGAGTATTTAGACCCAAAAAACAAAAATATCTTTGCAAAATTATCGCTTTAATATTTGTTAAACTTTACATATTAATTAAAGGCATTTATAGCACATTTAATCATAACTTAACTTATCAAGAATTTGTTTCTTCAAAAAGAAAATCTAAATCTTTAACTGAATCTACCGAACTACCCGAATCTACCGAACTACCCGAATCTACCGAACTACCTGAATCTACTGAAACACCTGAATCTACTGAATTACCCGAATCTGCTGAACTACCCGAATCTGCTGAACTACCCGAATCTGCTACACAGCAAGTTGGAGGAGGAATATTTGATAATATTCGTAATTTTTTTACAGGAAATTCTGATGAAGATAATGAATCCGATAATGAAAACGAAGAAGATTTTTATGATAAAGAACTAAATAAAGATGTTAATGATGATGATGATGATGACGATGATGATGATGATGATGATGATGATGATGATGATGATGACAAAGAAGATGAACCTACACAACCTAAAAAAAAAACAAAAAAAATTAAATATAATAATGTATTTTTCGCATTTATTAATTCTATATTTGCACAAGATGTTAAAGATACTGAATCTAAGCTAACCATGGAATTACCAGCTAGTTTAGAAGACTTTACTAAAAATCTTAAAGATTCTGGTATGTTCGATATATTATGTGATACCGACTATATTTATAATGCTCTTAAAAAAAATATACTATTTAATAAAAATAGTATGAATAAAGTATATGAAAGCTCACCTATTATATTACAAAAAATTAAAAAAATAGAAAATGAACTTTTATCACAATATACCTCTACATTAGAGGAAAAAGATAAACAACTTCAATCCACATTTCAAAATTTACAAAAATATAATAAATTATGTGCTAAACTTCAAACTGATTTTACTACTAAAGATGAAACTCGCATTTATGAAAGAATTATTAAAATTGTTAAAAAAATATTTTCTGATTATACTAAATATCGTAACAAATTATTTACTGAAATTATACTAAAAATTTTTGAATTCAAAGAAAAAATTATTAAAGATGATAGTGGCTCCATTAAAGAAGTAAAAAACAATATTATCAGAATTAAAGATAATATTACTTATAAAGAAGTTATTAAATTTTCATCAAATGCTAAAGTTATTATTTATGATTTACACATTAACTTTTTTAATAGTCTTGCCGAAATTTTTGAACTTTTAAATGAAAAAAATGTAATTAATAAAGGCTCTGTTTCATATCAACCACAAA